ATTTTTATTAAATGGTCATCATTTTTTAGAGATGCATCAATATAGTCCTTTATTAGTGGTACAATAACTGTTGCATCCGTCATGTTTTTTATTAAGCCTTTCAATTGTCCGATTAGAGTATTTATCTGTTCGTCCTTCTTTTTTGAATTTTCGTAAATCTCCGAGAATAGGTTTGAAAGGGTTTTTCCTTTGAATATTTCGTCGTCAAACATAAGAATTCTCCTATTTTTATTATCTATATATAAATATACTGGAGCCACTAAATAAAAATTGCCCTAGCACAATAAGTACTAGGGCAATAATTATATGTATAAAATTAATTACTTCTTGACGAAGAATGATGTTACTAGAACTAATACTATCAATCCTACAAATCCACCTTCTCCAAGTGAAGTTACAAGCGCTGATAAATTAGCGATTACATCCATTCCAAATACTGAACCGCCTGTTAGAACTGTCCATAAGATTGTTACTGGTAAAACAGCCATCATAATTGATAGAAGTCCACCGAAAAATCCGTTTACATATTTGATTACATTTTCCATTTTAATTTCTCCATGTTGTTAATATCACTAGCATGTGATTAGTTAATTAGAAACGGTATGCCAACCCTAAGTTGAACGTACCATTCCTTTCTCCTGTTGTTTCGTCTTCTGTAAGACCCATTGTGTAGTTAGGTTCTATTGCTAGACCTTTCCATACAACGAATGAATAACCTAAACCTAATGTTAAGTTGTCCATTGTTTCTTCAGTTGGTGCTTGAATTGAAACGTACATGTTCGCGTTCCAGTTATAACGACCGAAAAGGTCGTAAGATGCATCACCTAAAGAATCTTCTCCAGCTGTTAATAATCCAACAGTCCAAGTATCGTTTAATTTGTATCCGATACCCATATTGTCAGTTAAGCTAGACATTTCCCACTCTGCGCCTTCTTCAGCTGCAGTGTAAGTAGTTACTACCATAAAATTCTGTGCAGATGCAAACATTGTTGCAAAGCCCAGTGCTAATGTTAAAAATAAATTTTTCATATATTTTCCTCTCTTTTTAATTGTCTTAATACTTTTGCTAGTGATAGTTTTGTGGCAATATTGCCGTTTGTCAGAATTAAATATCATAACCTTTATTTTGAATCCTTAACCCTGCCATTTCTATATGCGTTGAAAGCTTCGGTATATTGACTTTTCACTTGATTGACAACCTTTGTGATATACTGTGTCCTAGTGTTTGTCATTTCCCGTATCATTATGTACAACGCTTTTTTGTTAAAATTTTCTATATTTGCTCGTTCTCTAAATAATTGTAGAACTGCATATGCTATTTTTCTATCTCGGTCACTCTTAAATGCCTTTGGAATTTGCTTATCATAATATTCGATAAATGCTTCTATAAAGGCATATTGTGTGTCTTGTTGATCTTTTGTAAATTCTTCATTTGTCACATTTCTATTTGTATCTATTGCAAGAACTGGAGCCTTTTCCTTCATAGCCTTGTAATTCTTGTTGTTGTTCTGTATTAGATAGTTTTTTGCCACAATACTAAAGTATGAAAAGGCCTTACCTCTTCCTTCTACAAACTTAGGTAATTTTTCCAACATAAATGCAACTACCTCATGTTTCAATTCTCTAGACCCATAATCAAAATAATAAAACTTGAATGTGTGAATAATATTTTCGGCCAATTTGTCAAGTGCCTTGTTTATATGCTCATTAAATATCTTGTTTCGCTTTGCCCAAGTTGGCTCAATATTATATGCAATAATTGCAGCTTCTGTTATTGGTGTAAAATACATTTTGCTTTTTCTAGGTCGACCTCTTCGTCGTTTTCCTTTTGATAATTCTAATTCTATTGCTGCAGCTTCTGCTTCTTGTTCTCCTAGTTCACGGTAAAATTTATCAACTGGAGATTCTAAATTTGGCACCATCATTATAATTCCTCAATAGTTGTTATAGTATCCTTGATTTGTGTAAAGGTTTGTCCAACCTCGTCGTCATTTTCAAAAATCTTGTTATTGTCTATTTCCTTTATTTTATCTAATATATTATTCAATTGGGAGTGGACTGTAACTAGCCATTTATCAGCTTGTTCGACTTGTTCTTCATGTTGTTCTAGTTTTCTTAATGTATTAAATGTTGTAAAGCCTAATACTAAAACTAGGACCGATAGTAAAATTATAGTAATTATCAAACCTTATCTCCAAATAAATCCTTAAACAAATCTTGGGCATTGTCATTTGCAGAAGAGATTTTTGGTGTTGGTTTTTTGAATTTTGATTGGGTTTTAACTAAAGGTTTAGATGCACTAATACTACCCTTATTCCACATTTCAAATTCAATCATTGAAGCCATGTGATCTGCTTGGTGTAATAATAATGGCATGTGATTTCTTAATTTTCTATCTTTATCCCAAGTTTTAAGATATGCTGCATTTCCTTCATCATATAATCCATCATGTGTCATAATGCCAATCATTTCGTTTTGTGTATATTTTACACCAAATTCCTGTAATAGCCAGAGGCTTCTATGTGGCACGGTCATGTTTTGTATTTCAGGATTGATATTGTATATTTTGCCTTGATTCTTTCTGTGCCATTCACTTTCATTTGGTACGTAATAGTCATGGTTTATATCACCAATTTTTCCTAAATCGTGGTTAAGTGCTGCAAAAGCTAATTCTTCCGTGGTATATCCACTCATATCAGCTCCCATATCTCTCCAAACATTGTATAATGTAGCGGAACACCTCATTACTCTTAGCACATGGTCTACATATCCACCAATAAAACAATTGTGGAAGTGTTCTACTCCTGATGCAGGTGCAAACATTATTTTGTCTTTTAGCTTGTCATATAAGTGGGTTAAATTTGTCAATCTATCTTCTGAAAATGATGATTGAATTTTAGAAGTTAGTTTTTCCCAATTATCTAGTATCTGTTGTTCTGTTAAGTTCATATAATTATCCTATTGTATCTATTACGCCTAATTCCAAGGCTTCTTCAGCTGACATATAAAAGTCTGATTTCATTTTATCTTCCCACCATTCAGCTGATTTTTTTGTTTTTTCACCTAGTAGTGAATATATTTTTGATTCTATAGACTTAGAATATTCTAGGCCTGCTCTTACATCAGATAGTTTTCCTTGTGAGAAAGTCGAACCTTGGTGAAACATGATTGTAGAATGCTTAGAAGATGCTCTTTGTCCTGTTCCACATGCTAGTATAATTGCTGCTGCTGATTGCGCAGCTCCTCGACATACTGTGTTTATTTTTACATCTAGCAACTCCATAAAGTCAATTATACCAAACATCTCCGATACATCTCCTCCTGGAGAATTGATAATCAAATTCAGATCTCCATCATTATCATCTCGTTCTCTAATCACAGTTCTAACTCTAGTCATAAAGTCAAACAGTGAATAGTCTGCTATTTCTCCTACTAAATATATTACGCCTTCCGGAATCCATACGCCTCTATCTGACTCTTCCCATTTTGAGTCTTTGCCTTCTACGACTGGAGTTGGAGCTAAGTTATCAGCTGCCTCTTTGAATTTTTCTTCGTATAGTCCCATATTAATCAAATAATAGTTTTAATTGTTTTTTATCAGATTCAAGATTTGAGTCTGTTATTTTTCCGAATGCACTTCTAACTGATTTTTCATGGTATCCTATTGCATGCGCCATTCGTATACACATAACTTTAAATTCACAACAAGTCATACCTTTTGGTATCTTGAATTCAATCTGTTTGGCTTCTTTTGTTTTTCCACCTCTGTGATATACTAGCTTGTCTGTCATGTCTATTAACATATAGTTCTCTGTATTATCTAAGTTATTTAGTTAATATAAACAAAATTATTCAAACGTGAAACTTTTCTAGTACTTTTTTTCAAAATATTCTTCGGCATTGAATTTTCTTGGAAATTTTCCAGATAGTATTCTAGCCTCATACTTTATATTTTTCTCAAAAACCTTTTTATCTTTTTTCCACCTTAAGCCTTTATATTGTTTCTTTAGCTTAAACAACCGACTACCAGCTTCCAACTTTATTTTTTCTTTATCTTTTTTACCCAACTTGTTGCCGCGATCTTTTATATCACTTATTGGAAGAGTACCCTTTAATTCGGGCTGTTCTATTCCTCTATGAAAAACTGTTCCATCTTTGTCAACAAATAGTTGCATCCATTTCCATCCTCTAGGTCTGCCTGTTGATATTTTTCCAAGAGCTTCTGGGCCGCCAAATTGGTTTGCTAATCCCTCTTGTACACATTCTGGACATGTTAGAGATGATGTTCCTTCATCACATTTTGACATTTGGCCACACACCTTACATTCCATATACCTATACATTGTGTTTTTGTTTTCATTCCACTTTGTACCAAGTCTATATTCTGAATTGTAATTTATTTCTTCGTTCCTTTCCATATCTCCAAGCTTTTCTTTATTTTATTTATAGTTGCAGTATCCATATCTAGATTATTGACGTGTGAGGTAAACCGTTTATCGTTTTCAGTTGTGTCTATTTCACCATATAAGTCTTCATCGTTTTTAGGAATTGATTCCATATCATCAACAACTACATCAACTGGTTCTATTTTTAGTTCTTTTAATTGTTCTTTAGTAGGCTCAACTGTCACTTCAATCTCTCCTCCATCAAGTGTTATTTCTTCAGGTTCTGGTCCTGTATAATAGTCTGCAGCTTCTGCTTCTGAATAATATTGTTCTTCGGGTTCTTTTACATACATTCCTGGTGGTGGAACAAAATCAGAATCTTTTCTTTTTATTTGTGCAAAGGCCATATTAGCGGCTACTACTAATGCTATTGCTAACGGATCGAATACAAATATAATTAAGAGTAAAAAATAATTAACAACACTATCCATTGGCCAACCAGTTGTCTTAGCTAAATATTTAAGTGGTCCTAACTCTCTTTCATCTTCATTAGATATCTCCTTAGTTAATAAAGCCATATCTGTTTTGTTAATAGAATCCATTATTGCTTCTAATTTTAGATTAAGATTATCTCTATCTATGGTTGTAGTTTTTAGTTCCGCTTGAAGTGCTCTTCGTGCTGAGCTGGATGTTGAGGTGATTACTGTTTCAGAATTTTTATCGTACCATGATACTTGTTGTGGATTAGATAGTGATACCCTTAAATCTGAAATTGATTTGTTTATTTGTGTTTTCTCAATTGTTAAGTCTTCTTTTTGCTCTTCAAACCTAATTTGTTTCTGTTCAAGAATTAAAAGGGATTTGTCAAGTAGTTCAGACTTAACTGCTGTTGATTGATATGCTCCTGATAGGAATCCATATATTCCGCCTGATGTAATTACCATTAGAACAAAACATGCAATTGCAAGATATGATCGCAACCATTTATTTATAGTGTCCCAATATTGGTATAATAAAGAAGCTACAACTAGTTTGGCAAATTCTAGAGAACCTGCCATTATAATTACTTGTGTAGATGCACCCGCAAATAGCTTACTCAATCCAAAGACAGAATAAAATGCAGCACTACCTGAAACGGCTAATGCTGAAAATGCTATTAGAAGTGGGAATATTTTAGCTTTCATGTTCTAAATTTACGTAATATTCTGCTTTTTTAACTAATTCCTTTATTTTTACTATCATTTCTACAATGTATTGTTCGTCAGCTTTTCTTGCTCGTACTGCGTTTTCTAGTGAGTATGTTAAATTACTTGCTCGTTCTAGCATATCACTAACTTGTCTTTTTGTTTTCATTTCTTTTTCTCCATAACTATATGTTCTTTGTTAAAAATAAATAGGTGTATATTGTTTCACCTAAGGGTCCAGTCTTAGACCGTTCTTCTATAAATATATTGCCTCTATCTATTAAAATATCTTTTACTGCTTCTAATTTTGCCATGTCTTTACTACTAATAGCTAGCTGTTCTCCTACCATGTGTACAGATAAATATTTGCCAGCATTTAATGGGTAAGACTTTATGCTTCTGACTCGTGGACCTTTGATTGATGCTAATTTCTTGACAAAGGCCAGGATTTTACTTGGAGGCACTAGCCTTTTGCTTGTTGCAACCCTAGTCATGTAGTATTCTATTTCAGTCTGATGTAGTGAATTAAACCATTGGTCAAACTTACTTATATTGTTGTTA